AAGAACAGAAATGGTCGGATGTATCCAATGGAAACACTTCAAAAAGAAGTGAATCGTTATAATGAAGCACACGTTCAAAGTGGCAGAGCACTTGGAGAATTAGGTCATCCTGATGGTCCAACTGTTAACCTTGACAGAGTTTCTCATAAGATAACTTCTTTGAGAGAATCTGGTTCTAACTTTATAGGTAGAGCAAAAATCCTTGACACACCAATGGGTCAAATTGCAAAGTCTCTTATAGGAGAAGGTGTAAAACTTGGTGTATCTTCAAGAGGTATTGGTTCATTGAAACCAACTAAGGAAGGATTTAATGTTGTTGGTGATGACTTTATGTTAGCAACAGCAGCAGATATCGTATCCGACCCTTCTGCACCCGACGCATTTGTTGAGGGAATTATGGAAGGAAAAGAGTGGATTTGGGAGGGAACAACCCTTCGAGAACAACTCGCTAACGATACAAAAAACAAGATCGAGTCTCTTGTTACCCAGAAAGCACTCGAAGAACATAAACTTAATCTTTTCAATGAGTTTATTCGCTCATTGTAAACATTATCTTTATAAATAAATATAGATTTTAACTTTTATACAGGAAATCGGAGAGAAACACAAATGTCTAGTGGCAAAAATTTACAAGAAATGGAAGTAGGCACAACTCCCTCTAAAACTGCTGCCAACGCAAATGCGGCTCCAGGAAATCCACTACCTAAAGCAGGAAGTAATGCTTCTGGGGTAACTACACCAGGCAATTCTGCACAGGTAGAAGATCTAGGCGGACCTACTCCAGACAACTATAGTCCAACCAACGATTCAGCAAAGCTGAAACCTGCTGGTGGAACTTTAAAGCAAGTTCGTGACGTAGTTAACAAAAACGCCACTGCTGGTGACAGCGAGGCAGGAAAAAGTGCTACTCCTGTTAAAATGGAAGAAGTTGAAGTCAGCGACGAAGTAGTTTCTGAGGAAGAAGAAGTGACTAACGAAGTCGTGGCAGAAGAAGAGTCAACAACTGAAGAAGTAGTTGAAGAAACTACTGAAGACGAAGTTGTTGCAGAAGCACCTGACTATACAGAGATCAGCATCGAAGAAGATGTTAAAGCTCTTGTAGAAGGTGAAGAGCTTTCTGAGGAGTTCAAGGAAAAAGCAAAAACAATCCTTGAAGCTGCAGTAAAAGGCAAAGTAGTACAAATCAAAGAAGTACTTGATGCTGAATACGAAGCAAAACTTCTCGAAGAAGTTGAGGAAATCAAAGGTGCTCTTAATGAGCGTGTTGATTCCTACCTTGAATATGTTTCTGACGAGTGGTTCACTGAGAACCAACTTGCAGTACAAGGCGGTCTTAAGGAAGAACTTACTGAGTCCTTTATGACTGGTCTTAAGAGTCTTTTTGAAGAACATTATGTAACTATCCCTGAAGAAAAATATGATGTGCTACAGAGCATGGTAGAGAAACTAGATGATATGGAGTCCAAACTCAATGAGCAAATCGAGAAGAATGTAAGTTTGAATCAAAGACTTTCTGAGTCTGCTTCAGATGTAATTCTTGCCGATGTTTCTGAAGGTCTTGCTGACACTCAGAGAGAAAAGCTTGCCTCACTTTCCGAAAGTGTAGAGTTTGTAAGTGAAGAAACTTATCGTGAAAAGTTGGAGACTTTAAAGGAATCTTATTTCCCTACAAAAGCAAATCCAGCAGTTAAATCAGAGAGTTTATCAGAAGGTGTCGATAGTTCTCCTGAAGTTGCTTCAGGAACAATGGCAAAATATCTAAAAACCCTCAGTCAATTTAACAAGTAACTGATTTTAAAATTAAATCAAACGTAAACACTATTTTTTAAGCAATGTTCAATTCAGAACAGTTGCAGGAAAAGTGGGCTCCCCTTCTAAATGCAGAAGGAGCCGATGCTATCAAAGATAACCATCGTAAGGCCGTCACTGCAGTCCTGCTCGAAAACCAAGAAAAATTTCAACAAGAATCAAACGCATTTAGCGAGTCTGGTTCTTTCCTAACAGAAGAAACTCCAACTAACAGCACAGGTGCTGCAGTTGCTAACTTCGATCCCGTTCTAATTTCTCTAATTAGACGTGCAATGCCAAACTTGGTCGCATATGACCTTGCTGGTGTTCAACCAATGAGTGGTCCTACTGGACTTATCTTCGCAATGCGTTCACGCTACTCTACTCAGACTGGCAACGAAGCATTCTACGACGAAGCAGATTCAGCATTCTCTGGACAGGATGCAGCATTTGACAATACTGCTGGATACACTGATATCTCAGCTGGTATGGGTACAACTGCACAGTCAGGTACTAACCCTGCTGTTCTTAACCCAGTTGGTGCTGGTGGTTCTAACCTAGACTACAACGTTGGTCAAGGTATGACAACCAACGAGGCAGAAGGTCTAGATGGTCAAGGCGATTTTGCCTTCAACCAGATGGCATTCTCCATCGAGAAAGTAACAGTTACTGCGAAATCTCGTGCGTTGAAAGCTGAGTACTCACTAGAACTTGCTCAAGACTTGAAAGCAATTCATGGATTGAATGCAGAGGCAGAACTTGCCAACATTCTTTCTACTGAAATCCTTGCTGAAATCAATAGAGAAGTTATTCGTACTATCTACAAGACTGCAGAACAGGGTGCTGTTCAGAACGTCGCAACCGCAGGTCAATTCGACTTAGACATTGACTCAAACGGAAGATGGTCAGTTGAGAAGTTCAAAGGTCTACTATTCCAGATCGAGAGAGATGCAAACGCTATTGCACAAAGAACTCGTCGTGGAAAGGGTAACGTAATCCTCTGCTCTGCAGACGTTGCTTCTGCTCTAACAATGGCTGGTGTACTTGACTACACACCTGCTCTTAATGCTAACCTTAATGTTGATGATGCTGGCAACACATTCGCTGGTACATTACAAGGTAAGTACAAAGTCTACATCGACCCATATGCTGCTAACTTAGTTGGCACTGGTGGTCCTCAAGGTGGTAACCAGTACTACGTTGTTGGTTATAAGGGAACATCTCCTTATGACGCTGGATTGTTCTATTGCCCATACGTTCCTCTACAGATGGTTCGTAGTGTTGGTCAGGACTCCTTCCAACCACGTATCGGATTTAAGACTCGTTACGGAATGGTCGCAAACCCATTTGCTCAAGGTCTTACTGCTGGTAATGGTGCTCTCACCGTTAACGCTAACCGTTACTACAGACGTGTTTCTGTTAAGAACCTCATGTAAGCGAGATGCTTATATATCTTTCAAAGGGATGTCGCTTGACATCCCTTTTTTTTGTGCTATATTACATTCATAAAATTATTTTATTATTATTATGGCTCGTGAAATACATAGTGGAGATCAATTACCACATTTGTTTAAACCTGTTAATACGGGTTTTAGACAAAAAGAAAATGATTTTGATAGATTAACAGAAGTTGGGATGTGGTTTTTCCTACCAGAATCAGAGATGACTGAAAGTCAAAGAAAATATAATTATCGTCCTCAAGCACCTTGCAGACTCAGAGCCACTCGTAAATATAAAACAACAAAAGGACACTATGGACCAAATGAAGAAGTAGGAGTTTTAGTACAAAGGATACAGTAGAGGGTGTTTGACACCCTCTTTTTTTATGCTATAATAAAAACAAAAATGATAACTCCAGAAAATGTAGAGAGGCAGGGATTGTGGGCTACTCCATTTGCTGGTGTTAAATTAGATTATATTGATAATAAAGCATTAGAAAAATATATTTTAGATTTTAAAAAGAATACAAAGAGTAGAGATGTATCAAATGAAGGTGGTTGGCAACAGTCTCTGCCTCAAGATATACATCCTGTTTTTAATGACTTAGTAAAATCTATACATATTGCATCTAGAACTTTTGAAATAAAACCTGGTCCTAAAAATATTAATCTACAAATGTGGGTTAATGTTAATGATAAAGGTCATTGGAATAATTTACATGATCACGTGGGTGCTGAAATATCAGGAATATATTATGTAAAAGTTCCAAAAGATAGTGGACATATAGCATTTAGAGATCCTAGAGCAATAACTGTATCTGAACAAAGTGGTGAACACCCAAAATGGGTCAATATTGAACCTAACGAAGGAGTCTTGATGTTATTTCCTGGTTACTTGGAGCATATGGTAAAACCAAATCAGAGTG